ACTGTATGTCGTGCAGAGGTGTGCAGAAACAAAACAGCGAGATGGTAACGTCCAGCCTTACCGGCCTGTTTCTCGAACAGCAAGTTAAGGAAGAACTGTTCTCACTGATAGGCCGCCTATGAAAAACTTATTGCTGGCACTCGACTCCGGTGCCTACTCGCTTTACAACATGAAGTTCGCGGCCAGTCGTAAAGGCATGCAGTCCGACAAGGATAAGGCCAATTACGACTATGTGCATACGGCCGAGTTCGAGGACTATATGCAAAGCTACATCGACTTCTTGCACAAGAACAAGAATAAGTTTGAGATGTATGTAGGCCTCGACATTATTTACAATCATAAAGCCACCATGGAGGTGCAGGAATACATCGAGTCTTGCGGCCTTATGCCTATGCCGGTGTTCCACCATGGCGAGCCCTTTTCGGTGCTGGACAAGTATATCGAGCGCTACGATTATATTGGGGTAGGCGGTCTCGGCCAGCGTACTTCGGTGCAGTCCTATCTCGAGTTTGGTGACGAGATTTTCAAACGTGTTTGTGACAAGCATGGCCACCCGCGTGTGAAGGTACACGGCTTTGCCATGACATCGGTACAACTCATGCAGAGGTATCCGTGGTATAGCTGTGACAGTAGTACGTGGACCAGCCTGTCGAGGAACGGTTGGGCGAGGTTTCCACGCATACACAAGGATGGTAGTTACGATTTCTTGCGCAAGCCAATTAGCTGGCGTTTTACGGAGAGGAGTAGGCACGCACCTGTGCATATTTCCAAGCAGAGCGAACTGGCTAAGTCTTATATGGAGCGTTATCTACAAGAGATGTTTGACTTTACGCTTGAGGATGTAACGGTTGGTTACTTCGGCCGCGATGTTTGCAACGCCGGCCACACCTTTCTAATGTCGGAGGCGTTGAAGGAGTACTACAGACAACGCTGGGACTACGAGGAGGGTGCGAATATTTACATTGCAGGCCATCCCGGTTGCGGCATGTCTGTGCCGGTAATCAAGCGCGAATTTACACGGGTGCAGAAAGCACTGAAACCGGACACGTCGATTCGCTATCTGGCCTCGCACTTTTACCCCAAAGAAACTGACATAATACTCGATGCTTTACGGCCGAGCAAAAGGAGAAAACTGAAATGAAGTTCAACAGAGAAGAGCTATTAGAAAAGCTGGATGTGGCCAAGCTTGCAGTAGATGCTAGGGATTTCATTCCGATTCTGTCGCACTTTTGCTTTCACGGCAAAACAGTTACGGCCTACAACGACTTCATCGGCATACAAGTAAAGTGCGCCACAAATTTTACGTTGGCGTTGCAGGCCAATACATTGTTGCGGCTGCTCTCTAGCGTGCATACTAAGGAAGTGGACGTTGGCTTTTCGAAGAACGCAGTGTTTTTTAAGGCCGGCGCCGCCCGCACAGGAGTACGCGGCCGCCTCCCCTATATGGGAGAAGAAGACTTCCTATTTAAGTGGCCGAATTTGAAACGCTTAGGCATGCACAAATTCAAAAAGAAACAGGCCGAACGTTTCTTTCGAGGCATTGAGCTTTGTCTGTCTTCGGTAGGCGACCAAATGCCTTCGCAGATGGGGGTTACGTTAAACCACAAAGGCAAATTGCTGTGCATGTATAGCACCAACAACAAAGCCATCAGCAAGTTTACGACAATGGCCTTAACCAGTGCTGGCGTCGACAACATTATTCTGCCGACAGTGTTCTGCCAAGCGTTGCTCAAGGGCGCCCAAACTTACGGCCTCGATAATGCAGCGATTCAAGTTGCCAAGGATTTTGTTGTGGTGAGCTTCGGCGACGATTGCAAGATGTACGGTAAGTTGGTAAGCAATAAGGATCCGCTGGACTTTGAGAAGGTGCTGGCCGAGCATTTGCAAAAGGATTACAAGGCCAAAGCTCGCAAGATGCCTAAGAACTTTTTAGATGTGTTTGAACGTGCGTTGCTTATCCTGTCGAACGATTTACACAAGCAGGTGCATGTGCAGTTGGCATTGAACACACTAACGGCTGAGGCCAAGTCCTCGCTAGGCAAAGTAAAGTCCAGCGCAGTGTTTAAGAAGAGCCTCCCAGCCAAGGCGTTTGCAGTAGATGCAGAGCTTGTAACCAAGGCCGCCAACCAGTGCGATTCCGTGTACTTCGGCAAGCGAGTAATCGTTTTCTTGAGCGATACTTACATGCACTTGCTGGCCACGCAGGAGGAATAAGTTTTGGGTCTTTTCTACGCCGACAATATACAGCAGAAGAAAAAGTCCAAGGGGGATATGCCTACCGAGTTAATGCATTCGCACGGGTGCAAGGCCTGCCCACGTAACACTGACCGCAAGCTTGTCAACCCTAAAATGGAACCGACCGGAGCCAGTGGTAAAGCCTGTTCTATTTATATACTTGGCGAGGCACCCGGGGAGAATGAGGACAAGCGCGGCCGCCAGTTTATAGGCAAGTCGGGCAAGCTGTTGCGTTCTAATTTGTCTAGCCGGTTCTCCAAAAACATTCGCTGGAATAATACGATAAGGTGCAGGCCGCCAAACAATCGGAACCCGCTTCCAGCGGAGATAGAATGCTGTCGGCTACAACAGCGTGAGGATATTGCAAAGCACAAGCCCGAGGTGGTAATACTTGTAGGCCTTGTTCCAACAAACTGGCTTATGCCTGGAAGTGGACAGGGAATAGCAAAGTGGCGCGGCCGCTATGTGCCGGTAAGCATCAACGGTCATGTATGTTGGGCATATCCTATCCTACATCCTGCCGGCGTTTTACGCCAAGGGGGCGGCCGACACAAGAGCGAACAGCTTAAGGTATTCGAGCGCGACCTTAAAGTTTTGCAACGCGAGGTATACGCAGGCCTGCCGAAACCTAAAGTAATAACGGAGGGATTTGATAAACAGATAGAGTGGATAGCGCGCGGCGACAAACAAGGGCTTGATACGATGAAGCGCCGCCTGCAGAAGATGGCTAAGGCGACGATATGCTCGGTGGATATTGAGACGCGCAATCTGCGGCCTTATCATGTCGACTCGATCATCCTTACCTGTAGTGTAACCACCCGCGCAGATGGAACGTTCGTCTTTCCGGTTGGTTGGCCTGGGTTTTGGAAGACGCAGTCGCTAGAGGCGCAGTGTAGAAAGCAGCTACAGTGGTTCATTGAAAACAGCGGCCGCAAAGTTTGTCACAATACCAAGTTCGAGCAAGCATGGTTTGCACACGACTATGGCATGGCCACAATACTGAATACGAAATGGGCAGATACTATGGCACAGGGATATGTGTTGGACAGCCGCAAAGGAATGCTCAACCTAGATATGCTTGTCCAGCTTTATTTCGGATTTAATTTGAAGGCCTTGTCGCCGCGTATAGATCGCAAACGAATTTGGAATAATGACCTGCTCGATGTATTGCCGTACAACGGCCTGGATACTAAATGGACGTTGGAATTGTATTTCGTATTGCGCAAGAAAGTACGTGCCGAACGTTTGCTGGCAGTTGTCGCTGAACGTGTACGCACAGGAGCGACGCTAGTCGGTGCGATGCTGCAAGGTGTCCCTGTGAACAGACGTACGGCTAAACGCCTGTCACGCAAGCTGACGCGCCGTATAAATGCCGAGTTAGATAAGGCGCGGAAGACTAGGGCGTGGAAGAAGTTTGTAAAGAAGTATGGCCGAGACCCTAATGTGGACAGCCACCCTGACATGGTAAAGTTTTTTGGCGGTATTATGAGTCCACCCGAGTGTAGGACGGCAAGCGGCGGCATAACCACAACGGATGATGTACTCAAAAGCCTCAGTCCGAAGCGGTACCCGGTAGCGCCGATCATAACTGAGATGCGCTCCCTGCAAACAATCAAAGGCACGTTTGTTGATCCGCTACCAAAGCTTACCTACCCCGACGGCCGCCTGCATACAAGCTACGGGCATCTGTTTACAACATCAGGCAGGACCAACAGCGAGGATCCTAACTTACAGAACTGGCCCAAGCAGAGCGAGTGGAAAGTTATACGCGCAATAATTGAGGATTCGGATGGCAACCTGTGGGTGATTAGTTTTGACTACGGCCAAATAGAAGCACGCTGCATTGCCATGGCCTCGCAGGATCCAACATTCGTGCAAATGCTTTGGGACGAGTACGATGTGCACATGGAGTGGGCCACACGCATACACGACGAGTGGAAGGGATGTCTCAAAGCGATGAACATTTCGGAGAAGTGGTCGGCCGGCGGATCCAAGAAGTTTAGGCAGGAGGTTAAGAACAAGTGGGTCTTCCCACTGTTCTTCGGCGCGCAGGAATACAGCGTCGCAAACAATCTCAATCTGCCCAGCGGCGTGGCCAGCTATTTGTATGAAGAGTTTTGGAGCGTGTTTGAGGGCATACACGAATGGCAGGCTGAATTGATTAGCAAGTATGAGCGGCACGGTTACGTGGAAACGCTTACAGGCCGTCGCCGTTATGCGCCATGCAGCTACAACGAGCAAATCAACCACCCGATACAGGGCACGGCCTCCGATATAGTTGTAGATGCCAGTTCGCGGTTGCAAGATAAGGGCATCCAATTCAATTTGAACGTGCACGATGATTTGACCTTCCTTATGCGCAACGACAAAAAGCGCATTAGGACAATAGCGAAAGAGATGTGCAGGCCTAATCACGACTTCATAAATGTACCTCTTTTGATTGAGGTTGAGGGCGGTCCTAATTGGTACGACCAAAAAGAATTGGCGGTGTATGCCAGCGACAAAGATTTCAACTTTCACTGAGGAGAAAAATATGGGAATGGTAACCATTAACATGCAGGGATCTTTTACTCGAACGGGGTGCACGCAATTTAGTGCCCAGGACGGCGGCCATGCGCAATGCATACAGAAAGCAATAACGCATCTTGCCAGCCAACTGCCTGCTGCTATCGAGCGTGACCATGAATTGCACGACAAAGGTACAAGGCCTGGTAATGCAAACTTTGGGAGGGGGTGATGGCCAAACCAAAGAAACGTAAGCGCATGATTGACGAACAATCGGCACATTTGCTTGAGCCGTTGCACGTACGACACCGCCCTGTCACGCTCGATGGGGTTATAGGGCAAGCAAGTACAGTGAAAGCGCTGAAAAACCTGCTGTCAGGGCACTCTCGCCCGCACAGCTACCTATTCACCGGGCCGAGCGGGGTGGGGAAAACCACATTGGCTCGAATCCTCGCTACTGAGTGTGGCGTCCACCAAGTCGGCGTGATCGAAATAGACGCGGCCACGCATAGTGGCATCGATGCAATGAAGCAGGTAAAGTCGATGGCGGCCACGCCGGGGTTCGGCATGAACCCGGAGAAGTTGCTAATACTTGATGAGTGCCATTCGCTTAGTAAGCAGGCCTGGCAAAGTTGGCTGAAGATTATTGAGGAACCGCCACAGCATTTGTTCATTGCATTTTGTACAACAGAGGCTGGCAAGGTTCCACGCACTATCAAAACACGCTGCCAAACCTTCGACCTTAAGCCAGTTCCGGCCAAAGAGATTGCACAGCTACTGGATGAAATTATTTTTGCTGAGGGTGATGGGATTACCAAGTTGGGAGGGGATGCACTTCGAGCCATAGCAGGAAAGGCAGACGGCAGTGTAAGGCAGGCCCTCGTTTACTTGCAGAGTGTGTTGCATTGCGAGAGCCGTGCCGAAGCGATGAAGGTGTTGGACAGTGTTGATGAGGAAGGCGAGGCCGAGTTTGAAATCGTGCGTGCCATAGTCCATAACGTTTCGTTTATGAAAGTGAAAAACATGATCGGAAAGTTGGAGGCAGATAATGTGGAAGGCATCCGTATAGTTGTAATGAACTATGCAGCAAAGGCCTTGCTTGGTACAAAGGATAAGGACAAGGCAGGTTGGTTGCTAAATGTGATGGAGGAGTTTTCGGAACCCTTTGATCCAGTGCAAAAGAAAGCGCCGTTATTGCTGGCGGCCGGGAGGTTGTTATTTTGAAGAAGCTTTACACGGTGTCTTGCGAGTCGGAGGATGGTGATGGATAATCCATTAAAGCATTACGAGGCCAGGCTTAAAATCAATAAGGACGACTTGGATAACGAGTTGGCCGAGTTTCCATCTGCATTCTACACCATTTGTGATTACTACATTGATGCTGACCGTCGAGCTAAACGCTTAGGGCAGCGGTTGGACAGGGAGCGTGCCAGCATTGCTTCGGTATTGCGAGATGTTGCAAGGGAGGAAAGCGGCGCACGAGGGGTAACTGAAACACAAATCAAACAAGAGGTAGGCCTGCATCCGAAAGTGCAGACGCTTATTTCCAAGCACGCACAGGCTGAGAAGCAGGCCAAGCGATGGGAGACGCTCAAGGAGGCCATGGTACAGAAAAGCTTTTCATTGAAGGGCTTGGTGAGTTTGGCCATGCACGAGAACTATCAACACAGTCATGCCACAGTAGATGGTGCCGCGACTGTACAACGCAAGAAAAGGAGAAGTAACTAATGGCAAAGAAACGCAGAAGAGATAAAGGCCGCACCCGGACTAAAGGGTCACGGCGTGGTAAGCGATCGGGCAAAAGGCGGAGCGGCTTTAAGTACAAGAAGCGCAGTACCGAGGCGTGGAAGAAACGCGCCGAGCAGAGCGGCTATAACCGGCGCAGCATGTTCAAAGACGAGGTGAACGTATTCCGGCCCAAGGACGGCGACAACCTCATTCGTATACTGCCGCCTACTTGGGAAGATGCGGAACACTACGGCCATGAGATTTGGTGCCATTATGGTATCGGACCAGATGGGGAGTCGTTCCTGGACTTGCAGAAGATGACAGGTGAGGCCGATCCTATTGAGGAAGAACGCGCCAAGGCCTTGCAAGACAATGATAAGGAATACGCCAACCAGCTGCAAAGCAAGAAGCGGGTGGCTATTTATATCATCGACAGGGACGAGGAAGAAAAAGGCTTGCAGCTTTGGTCGGCGCCGTGGTCTATGGATGCCGACATAACAACGTTAGCCGTGGACAAGCGTACTGGTGAGGTCCTTGATATCGACGATCCGGAGGCCGGATACGATGTCGAGTTTACCAAAACTGGTAAGGGCATTAAGACCCAATATGGTGGCATTGCTATCGCACGCAGGTCCTCGCCGCTCGACAATGACGAGGCGTTACAGCAGGCCGTTGAATTGCCGATTCCAGAGACGTTGCTCTTCTACGAGTATGAGGAGATTGAAAAAGCGTTTAATGCAGGCGGATCGGCCTATGACGGGGACGACGAGGACGAGGACGAGGACGAGCCGAAGCGCGGCAAGAAGGATAAGCCGAAGCGCGGCCGTCGTAAGTACGAGGACGAGGCCGAGGATGAGGAAGGCGCGGCCGACGTAACGTGGGAAGAAGTGCAGGAAATGGAGTTCGAAGAGCTGCTGGACGCCATCGACGACAATAACCTCGATATTGATGATGATGTTGATGAGGATGACGAAGACGAGATCGAGGACCTGCGCGGTGAGATTTGCGAAGAGCTCGGCCTTAGCAAGCCGAAGAAGCGGAAGGCCAAAAAATCGGAGAAGGATAAACTCCGCAAGCGTAGGCGACGCTAATGTCAGGCCGCCGTCGCCTTGCACTGCCTAAGCGCGGATCTCGCACTGCCACCAGATATTTTGCTGGTAGTAAAGGGATCAAGTTTTTCAGCAGCGGATGCATGCTGTTGGACTGCGCTTTGGGCGGTGGTTATGCGCAAGGCCGTATTATCAACATTGTCGGCGACAAAAGCACAGGCAAGACGTTGCTGGCTATTGAGGCGTGCGCAAACTTTGCTCTTGCCAATCCCAAGGGGAAGATCCGGTATAAGGAGGCCGAGGCGGCGTTTGATAAGGGCTATGCTGAGATACTAGGCATGCCGATTAGCCGAGTCGAGTTCGAAGAGGAAAATGACACGGTGGAGGAACTGCAAAAGGACCTCAAAGACTTTGCAGAACGCTGTAGGAAGTCGCGACAGCCAGGCCTGTACATTGTAGATAGTTTGGATGCACTGTCGGACAAGGCCGAGCAGGAAAGGGATATAGAGAAGGGTACGTATGGAGCAGCAAAGGCCAAGCTCATGTCGGAGATGTTTCGGCGTGAGAAGCGCAATCTGCAAACTGCCAAGGTAACGGTAATGATAATCTCGCAAGTAAGGGATAAGATAAATGCCTTGTTTGGGCGTAAGTGGACCCGAAGCGGCGGCCGTGCCTTGGACTTCTATGCTTCTCAAGTTGTCTACCTCGCAGAGATTAAGAAGCTGGTGAAGACTGTGCGAGGAATTAAGCGGCCGCATGGAGTTGTCATACGTTGCAAGCTTACCAAGAACAAGGTAGGCATACCTTTTAGGGAGGTCGATTTCAGCTTGATATTTGGCTATGGCATTGACGACGTGCTGGCCTCGCTAGACTGGCTGAAGGATGTTAAGGCACTGCCGAAGGTCGGCCTGTTGCAGGGCTGCCGAGTTTCACAGGAAGCGAAACGTATTAAATCTTTGCCTGCGAGGGATCGCAAAAAATGGATGGCCAAACTTGCTACGGCTGTTCGCACGGAGTGGGTCTCTATCGAAGAAGAGTTTCTGCCTAAGGAAACCAAGTATTGATAGTCAGTATCGACCCAGGCAATTCGGGTGGCCTAGCGTTCCTCGGGACGCGGGCCGCCCGGTTGCTGTCACTGCACTCAATGCCATTGCGTGAGACCGACTCTACGGGCCGCTCACGCTGGATGATAGATAGCGAGCATATAGCACAGCTGATGCGCGAGTATCGGCCCGTCTGCGCGGTTGTAGAGCGTGTCAGTAGCCGTCCAGGGCAGGGTGTCGCCGGGATGTTCGCGTTTGGGCGAGGATTCGGGGCGATTGAGGGCGTATTGGAAGCGCTCGGCATTCCGATTACATACGTGGCGCCGGTAGTATGGAAGAGGCACCACGGCCTACTCAAGCAAGATAAGAAGGCCAGTCTTGCGCTGGCACGAAATTTATATCCTGATGCCGAACTGCCTTTAGTGAAGCATGAGGGACGGGCAGAGGCTATATTGATTGGCCGATATAAAATAGAGAAGTGGAGGGTGTGATGTTTACAGCAATACAAACAATTGGAATGGGACTGGTCCTGGTACTGTGCGCTTTTGCAATAACCATCATCTACTACTTATTCCGTGGCGGAATTAAGGAGGCTGATGAGGCAGAACGTTCGATCGGCAACAGGATACTGGACCGAACTGCATGGGGCATGAATGGCCTGGCCTGCTTGTGGATGGTATTACGCCACCGGCGCCGGCTGTACAGATATGTTGGCCTGTCGTTTGCAGGTGAGGCTCCTGTTGCGCCCAATATACGTTACGAGGATACCGGGGAGGAGATGACGTTGATGGATGGTATGGTGGTTGTTTCCTATCTGTTCCCTGAACATCCGGAAGGCCGCGTATTGTATGTGCGCAGACCGTTCGAATTCCTCGGCCGGGATTGGTTGGAATCGATGGGCGTTCGTAAAGATGACGGCAGGGTTACGTAATGCTGTTGATCAGCGACCTACATTTTACCGACAAGACGGCCGACCGTTACCGGTTCAAAATCTTTACGTGGGTGTACGAGTACTTTATGAGGACCGGCGACAAGAACCTCATAATACTCGGCGACCTCACTGATAGTAAGGACCACCACTCGGCCAATTTGGTCAATGCTATTGTCAAACGTATGTTGGATTTGACAGGCAAAGGTATGGAGATATTTCTCCTTAAAGGCAACCACGATTATATTGATCCGGATATGCCGTTCTTCGAATTCCTCGGCCAGTACGAATACATCAATTATATTAAGGATCCACAGTGCTGGTTGATAGAAGGCTATTCCTGTCTGTTCTTGCCACATACCCGGCAACCGCTTGCAGATTGGGCTGTGAATCGGACTGTGGAGAAGGCTATGAAAACGGCCGCCTATGTTTTTATGCATGAGTCGGTAATTGGTAGTGTTACTTCTAACGGGTACGAAATGGAGAAAGGT